TGTTTAAAATTATTAAATCCCTCAATAATTGTTCCATCATTCTTAAAAAATATCCGCTCATATGGAACATTCGCCTTGATTAGTTCAGGAGTTGAAAGGGACGTCTTCGAAAGAACGAGCTTCAATATATTTTTATAAAATGTATCCTTGAATTTCTGGTTAGGATATTTATAACTAACATTGCGTGCATTTATTTCCGCAAGAAAACATTTATAGTCATTATTAATTAAAATATCATACCCGAGAATCTTAAAACATTTCTGTTTTTTAGTGGGACACTTTAAATGTTCAACGGTCGACCGAATAGTCTCACGCGCAATTTTTACAATCTGGGGAAATACCATATTATCCCATATCTGCTTCCCGAAACTGCGAGTAAAATCTTCCGGAATATAGAAAACATTATTTTTAGAATTCTCCCCACTTAATACAATATCATTATCGAATGTATCAGATTCAAATTCTTTATTTGCCGTATAAATGAATCCGTTCTTTGATAAATAGGCAGTCGTCGAATTTTCAGTCTGGACATAAATGACGTATATGCGGAAATGAAACTTCTTATTATTAAATAAGAGGGGGTTATCAATATAATCTTGAATAATCCATTCTTGGTAATCGGAGTAGTGGTCTAAATGACTCATAAGTTCTAAATAATTACGGACAACTCCGACGCCGGTCCTCGACAATGAATTCTCCGGCTTTACAATATAAACCGGTGGGTCCTCCCGTGGGTTCGAAACAAAAAGTTGCTTCAATTCTTCGAGGCTGTTGCGATTAAAGGAGATTGTTAGGGGAATATAATCAGGGCGCGTCTTGTAATAATTCAGATGAATATTATACTGGTCCTTCTTATTTCCAAGGGGATTCACATCTTGTAATTGATTTACGATTTCACATTTTGAATAGTTCGGATGATTGCGATTTCCATAACTTATGTCGCAGTAGAATATTTTATCTGATGATGATGGGTCATCTAATTCTTGGAGACCGCTTTTTTTTAGCTCGTCTGATATAAGAGAGTGGAAATATGGATTATTATTTATAAATGACATACTATTACTAAGATTTTATAATAAGATATTATTTTATTTTATTCAAATTGAATAAAATATTGGATTCAAATAACTTTTAGCTTTATTGCGACAACTCCGAACTCGCGTTCATCCTCTTTCGTGTAATATTTGTAATAAACACTCAATCCGTGTTCAATCCCATATTTTTCCATATTTGGTAAGCATTTATCCAATCCTTCCGTTTCAAGATAGGTTTGAAAATTTGGATATTCCGCTTTTCCCGTAATTTGAGTCATGAAACTCCTTGGTTTGAAATTATTATTTCTCCACTCAATAATATCACCAACCTTAATTTCCTTGAATTTTCCCTTGTTTTTCCTTCCTTCAACAGTCTTCAATCCGAGTTGGATTAGTGAAAACCAAGGCTCAGTTATAAATTCAATATATGTTGGCTTTATTTTATTTGTTCTTTTTTTATTTGTATGATTTGTTCGAGTTATTTGATTAGTCAGTTTTTGTTGATTTGATTGAGTTGTTAGTTTTGGTCTTCGATTAGTCGATTTTGATTGACTTTGTCGATTTGTTTTTTCCATAAACTAAATAAGAAAATTTATTTAACGTATGGCTCTTCAATAAGTGTATTCCGCTTTTCTTCCGCCTTCGTGAGTTTCGTCTTTTTCAGAGTTTCCTCCAAGAATTCAACTGTCGGATTATTAAAATTCGGCTCCGCGTATATCAATTTCCCTCCGGGTTGTAGCAACTTTAACTTAATATTTTCAGGAAAACACTCTGGGTGTTCTTTAATAAGAGCATCCTTGTATTTCTTCGGGAAAATATCTGGCGTCATACTTTGGGGTGGTAATACGAACGCCAACAAAACAAGGGGACTTACTGGTTCCCCAACTTCCAGTTTTAGCGTTTCAAAGTAGTTTGGACGCTTCGCTAAAAAGGCTACCAAGTCGCTCGGTAATGGAGCAACAACTCCATTATAATAAGTCCGCCAGTATATTTCAGTCCCGAAATAATATCGGATCGTTGTAATAAGACTTATCAAATATTCATCGCATATCTTTTCCACATCATAAACTCCATCCCAGAAATATTCGTAATAAGACTTCTTCAAATTCTTGAATAGCTCATCGTATTGTAGAACATAATTCTTATGTAAAATGTGTTTTTTACTTGAAAATGGCGTGTGTTCAAGTTCATTGTTTTTGTTATTGTTATTATTAATATTTGGCTTGTCTAAATTGCGGGATATTCTCTGTTTGACCATATCAATCCGCTCTGATTCAATATCGCTAAGCCTCTTCAAAATAGCCATTAGAAATCGCTGGTTTATAAAGAGGTTGTTATTCTTCCAGTGGATTAATCGCATTGAGCGATCTATTCTCCGCTGGTAGTTATACGCACTCAACAGTGTTCGCATATTATCCTCTTTGAATTTAAGAAAATAAATTGTTTTAACAAAATCATTCCCTTCTAAAAATGACATAAATACATAATCCAGTAAATAGAGCAACTTCTTATTCATTAAATCATCCGGTTTGGTTTTCATAACATTCATTTTGTTGAGAAGTGTCTTCTCAGCATCTGAAATTTTCAACTTTCCTCCATGATGATGCGGTTGTTCAAAACTATCGCTATAAATAGAATCCGCCAACTTTTTACAATCAAGATAAACATACCTCTGGTCTTCTGGATACAATTTGTCGAATACTATTTTATCGGCTCTTGATATCATAATCCACACATTTTTAAATATGAAACGCAACAACAATAAAATAACATCCCCGTCCGATGATATAATCACAAAATTATCATCAGTTCCATCTTCTATTTTCTCAATCATCCTCATATATTTATGTTCCGCCTCGCCCACAATATCACTTCCATCATAAACAACATTTAATTTTCCGAACTTATTCGCGTTTATTGCTTTTTTGAATTCAGCGTTGAATGATTCCATCAGTGGTGTTCCGGGTGTTATTCGATTCTTATCATATTTCATCCCCGATATTGTTTTCAGTGGTTTTGCATTTTTCATAAGTTTCTCAATATACGGAAACTTATAACGGCGCTCGCGCTGTTGTTCCATTTTTGAAAGAGGAGGTGGCCCATCAATCGCAATATACAGCAACTTTTGAGGCTTTATTACTTTATTTACGAGATGAATCGTGTTCTCAATAACAAGCGCAACCAGTCTCTTTTCATAGCTTTTGATGTCTTTTTTTAGTGTGAAATCGTAGACTACATCAGTTGGAAAACTTAGGAGGGTGTCATAAATAAATGCATTGAAATCGATGAATAAATAATGGACCGGAACTAATGGATTCGGTGCCGGTAAATGTATGGACGGATATTTTTTTATAACATGTCTCAATAAACCACTCACTCCCATTTTTTAATTATATATTATAAAATATATAAAATATATAAAATATTAGTGTCCTTAAAGTGTTATTGATGTAATTGTTTTCATTTCTCCGTAATAAAAAAACCACGATGGATAAGTCTTACACAACTTATAAGCTTCTTCATAGGTCTCGCATAGGCCATGGTTATCCATATATTTTACAATAAATGAACCAGTCTTTCCATCAATGTTGAATACATCTTTTGGGAAAACTGTTATTATGTTAGAGTTATATGACTTGACTGGTGGTCCATTTTCCCAACCACATACACGACTATATAAACGACCTATTTCCATATATTATAACTACAATAATTTTTATATTTATAAAAATTATTACTAAATAAAATGTAAGACTTTTTATTTACAAAAAAAATTGAAAGAAAATACTATACTATTTTTTACAACTAAAAATGTCATCTATTAGATTTTCAATTATTAATAATGGTAAACTTATTTGTAGATTTACAAATAGCCAAGAAGAAGATACGAAACCAACCAAACAAACTACAATTGTGGTTATTTTGGATGAATCCGGTTCAATGGGAAGTTATGGAATTAACGCAATGAGCAAGTTCAAAGAAGTCCATTTGAAATTTATGGACCCTCAAACACGTGTTTGTGTCATTGCTTTTGAATCAACTACAAGATTGGTTGAAACAACATTAGGAGAGTTAAATCCAAATTTATTTGTAGGAAAAGGAGGAACTTATTTGTGTCCGACAATTCCTATTATTACCCAAGTTTTACAGAAATATCAGTCTACTGATATTATGATGACAATTGTAAGTGATGGTGAAATTGGTGATACTCGTTCTTTTCCAAGTCTCTTTGAACAACAATGTTCTCGTTTTTTCAATTCACCAAACATCTCAATAACTATGATTCGCTTAAATACTGGTGGAACACCAGCAGTTAAAGAATTATGTATGTTTGCGAAGATGTCAAGTGAAGGCGCAGGTGATTTGATTACATTGAGTCCATCTGAATTAGCTATGTTTGATGAACTTTTCAAACTACACGGCCAAAGTTTTCAAGTGTTATCACCCTCTCCAAATCTGGGGAATGATATGTTTGGAAAATATTTGGGCTCACTAAATTTGAGAAACGGACAGACCTTCTTCATGGAAAATCTCTCTGAGATAACAAGCGAAGACGGTTCCCCAATTGAAATGATTGAGGCCCCGCTAACATTTGGAGCTCGATTATATGAGGATTATCTCGAAGAACTGGTTGACCGGCTCGGACAAGCAAAAGTTCGCGGTGATGCTGATGTTGATTCCAGAATTGACCAATTGGCTCAATTGTATGAATTATTACAGCAACAAATTGCAGTTTTGACAAAACCGGCCACTGTCGCAGATAATTTTCAAAATGAATTGTCGATGAGCGTTCGCGCTAAAAATCTTTTGCGGGAAAAAACAAAGGAGGCAAAGACAGTTCTTACTCGATTACAGACCCTCAGAAATAAGCAAGGTATTGCTGGAATGAACTCGAAACAACAAGCCGATTTCCTTCAAGAACTGAAAGATTCGAAGAACTCAAAGGATTTTGCGCGTAGAGCCAAAACATCGACTCCTGATGAATTACAGGGAGCCATCCAATATTTCATTTCGATGCTTCCAGCGCTAAAAGAAGCTCTTCTCATCCAAGAGCAGTCTGGAAAAGAAATTCCAGTTGATTTCATTTCTCAGGAAGATTCCCTAACTGCTTTTATCTGTGCGATTGAAGCCATAGAAGCAGGTCAGTCTGTATCAGTCGACCAAGCAGTCCAACTTTTTGGACTTCTCGGCGTTGGTATAAGTCATCACGTTGATGTATATCCGGACGCTTCAATGTTATTTGGAAACATTCAGAAAGTATTCCATACTTGTTTCATGAATCAATCAACCCTGTGGGGTTGTCATGGAAAAACTCAGGGAGATGGTTCGTGGGGAATTATTAAATCTCCCTTTCACAAGGGAGAAGACATTTCCTGCCTTACAGCGGTTATCCCACTCAAATCATTAAATCATCCCCTCGTTTGGGAATGTATGAAGAAAAGTGGAATTCTCGATATTCAAACATCGATTACAATCCGCCGTCGAAAAGAACCCATCCCAAATGATGTCCCATTTCTATATGGGGCTTTATTCAAGTATGTTATCGGGGAACCGCGTTCAGAAGCAAATCTAACATTACTTCACGATATTTTAGAAACAATGTCGGGAATGATGGCATCGAAGTCATGGACTGAAATTATAGGGATAATTGAGGAAAAGCACATATGCGCCTTTACTGGTGAAAATGGATTTTCCCATTATTCAAATCCACTTACATTTATGATGTGTCGGGCCGAATTTGCAAGAATCGCCTTCGCAAACGCAGATGTTTTACGTGGAATATTCGAATTCTGTATTTTTCGTCATTTTCAAACTTTGATGAAAGGACAGGACAGGACCCAAACAATCAATGAGTTTCTCGGAATTTCCGATGACCGGAAACAACTAGTTTTGCCCGACGATGTCCCAGAACCAGAACTGGAAACAATTGTATTTTCATGCGAGGTTCTGCCAACTGGTAAGTTCATTGGAACTTTCAACTGGATGCTCAAATTGCTTTACGACACTTGTTCATTGATTTTTGAATTTAATGAACTTCTCGTTCCAACCACAGAGAGTTTTCAACAAATATTATCTGGTGGTTCTGATTTTGATGCCTATCGGGTGTTTTCAATCTACGTCGGTCTCGTTTGTAATGGCGAAAATGACCGTTTTGACAAAAAGAATGGAGTCGTCTACAAATGGGCAATTGAGTGTTCTCATAAAGAATTTATTAGCAACGTAGTCGCCAAAATTTACAGTGAAGACTACCAAAAGTCTGTCAAAGAAAAGGATTCTCGAATTCAAGCACAAAAGGAAAGTCGATTTGTTGAAAAATCTTCAACAATCTCATTTGGTAAATTTGCGGAAGGGTTATCAATGATTCCTCCTCATCATTCACTCATCCCGAGATTGATTGAACTACTATGTGAGCCATCTTGCCTTGAACAAAAAGACAAAATCACATTATTTTTTCTTGGTGAATACGGTTCTCTGACATACAATCAGGGAATGATTCAATCAAAATACTACAAACAATTTATTGGATTGGGTATTTTTG